TCCGTCTCGAAGCGGATGCGCGACTTCCAGAACTTCCGTGACATCGCCAGCGACATGCCCCTGGGCGGCACGGTCGAACTGATCAACCCGAATGAAGGGTTCAAGACCAGCAACATCCGTGTGCTCGACCCGGCGGGTGAGCCGGTGACCCCGACCATTCCGAGCGTCGAGCCCGAAGGCGTGATGCCTGAGGTGCCTGCAACTGAACCCGAAGGCGTGATGCCTGAGGTGACCCCCGAGCCTGAAACGGTCACCCCCGAGGTTCCCCAGGGCACTGATCAGACCCTGCCCGAGGAACCGATCGTCACCGAGCCTCCCGCTGAGGTGGTGGCTGAGGAGCCCGCCTGCCCGATGCCCGAGCCGACCGTGGCCGAGGAGCCTGCAGCTGAGGTGGTTGCAGAGCCGGTTGCAGTCGAGGAGCCGGTAGCTGAACCTGCCGCCGTAGAGGAGCCCGTGGCAGAGGCGCCCACTGAGGTGGTCTCAGAGCCTGTGGTCGAAGAGCCCGCTGCCGAGGCCCCTGCCGAAGTGGTTACTGAGCCCGTGGCAGAGGCACCCGCTGCGGAACCCGCCGCTGAGCCTGTTGCCGAACCTGTGGCAACCGAGCCCGTAGAGGAGCCCGTGGCCGAGGCGCCCGCTGAGCCCGCAGCCGAGGAGCCGGTGGCCCCTGCTGCTGAGGAACCCGTCGCCGAACCTGCTGCTGCTGCTGCTGAACCTGTGGCAGAAGAGCCGGCCGCCGCTGCTGAGGAGCCTGCTGCTGCTACCGAGCCCGCAGTCGAGGAGCCCGTTGCTGCTGAGGCACCTGCCGAAGCACCCGCAACTACCGAGGAACCGGCTGCTACTGAGCCCGATCCCGCGGTGTAGCGCTACCCCCAGCCATGCAAATGAAGTAGCTGAGGCATTCCCCTTAGAATCGACCTAGTTACTTCACTTGCATGGCATTGGCCCTCAAGGCGATCGACCGCCTAAAACAGGCAGCCAACCTCAAACCAACCAAGCGGGTCGTACTCCTCAACAACGGCGAAGAGTTCGAGTTTTATTGCCTGCCACTGACCATGGCAGAACGTGACCGGGCCTCTAAGGATGCCAAGTCCGACGACGCAGGTGCATTTGCGCTGCAGCTGCTGGTGAATAAGGCCCAAGACTCCAACGGCTCGCGTCTCTTCACGCCTGGCGACATCGCTGACCTGAAGCACGCCGTCCGCGATGAGGACCTGCAGAAGCTGATGCTGGCTGTCCTGCAGGCTGATGAGGAGGAGGAGGGCGCCCTGGACCCCAAAAGCTCTCGAAAGGGAACTGAAGAGTGACAGCTGGTTGATGCTGTCGTTTGGCGTGGCCAGGGAGCTAGGCATGACTGTCCAGCAACTCCACGCCAACATCACTCCCGAAGAGCTGATGGGATGGTCGGCCTACTTCTCCATCATCAACAAACAGCAGGAGGAGGCAATGGAGCGGGCGCGTAGGCGCCGATAGATTGGTGGCGACGCAGTTGCAGAGCCTTGGCGACCTACTCAGCTGATATTTCAGTCAAGGTCGTCGGCCTAACCGCCCTCACCTCGCTCGAAAAGCGAGTAGAGGCGCTGCACAAGCAGTTCACCAAGATCAACGCCGCGGCGGCGAACGTCACCGCCCCGTTCCAGAACCACATCAGAGCGCTGGAGCGGCTGAACGTTCTGCTCGAGTCGAACGGCCGCCTGTTGAACCAGCAGGCCCAGGCCGTCCAGCGAATGGACCGGGTAGCGAGCAGCACCAGCCGCGGTCCCGCTAAGCAAGACCCACGCATCCTGCGTGAACAGCAGGAAGCCTTTGCTCGCCAGATTCAGCAGCTGAAACAGCGTGCTGACCTGCTCGAAAACAACCGGGCGATCACCGACAAGCTGCGCAGCGCCACAGAGCAGCTGATCTCCTCCGGCAGCGGCAATGTTCGCCTGGGCAAGGAACTGCTGAAGAACGCACGGGCCCTGCTCGTGGCCGAGGAGCAGCTAGCCAATCAGAAGGCCAAGGATGCTGCCCAGGCCATCAAGGATGCAGAGGCCGAGCGTGTAGCCCGCCTGAAAACGGTCGCAGACCTGGGGCGGGCCGAGGCGCAGATGGCCAGCGACCTCCGCAAGGCACGAAAGCAGGACCAGCGCGACCGCGAGCAGGGCCAACAGCAACGCGGCTCTGTCTTCCGCACCGCCACCGGCATTGCTGGACGAACCGGCGGAGCTGTCGATCGCGCATTCGGCGGGGCGTTCTCCGCTGTCGGCAAGGCAGCTGAGGGAGCTGTCATCCGCGGCGGCGCCGCTGCCGGCGTCATGGGCATCGGCGGGATGCTCAGTTCGATGCAGAACTTCGAGGTGTTCGGCAAGCACCTGCCCGAGATCACCGGCGCCGCGGGTGCGGTGACTGATCTGGTGGCGGCGCTGGGCAACCTCCCCGGCGGCCTGGGCGCCGCGGCCGTGGCAGCAGCGGCCTTCGCACCGTGGCTACCGAAGATCGCCCAGGGAGCACTGGAGGCCGGTGAGGCCGTAGGCAAGCTCGAGGCCGCCAAGCCCTTGAAGAACCTGCTGAACCAGGGCGGGGCGAGCTTCTACGAGTCGCCGGTGAACGCCCTCAGTGGCAACCTCGACATGGCGCTGGACGCCAGCGGCTACGAGAAAGCCGGTGCGGCGGCCGGTGCTGCCTTCTCAGGGCGCTTCAACGCAGCACTGCTGGGCAAGCTCGGCCAAGGAATGCTCGACCAGCTCCAGAAACAGAACGACGACTACTTCGCCACCCTCAAGAAAAACGAGAGGATCAACGCCAACTGGGCCGCGGTTCTGGAAGAGGGCGCCGCCCACCAGGCCGAGATCACCCGCAAAGCTCAGGCCGAAGCCGCGGCCCGCGCCGAATCTCTTGCTTCGCTGCGTGCCACAGAGGCAGCCAGGAGTGAAACGGCTCGCAAGAACCTGGAGACCGCCGCCGCGGCCCGCCGCAACGCCGTGCCCGAAGTGGTGCGCCGCCCCGTTGCCGGTGTCGCATACCCGAACGGTGCCGCACCGGCCGCCAGCCCCACGGCCGTTGAAGGCTCGGTCGTGAATCAGGTGAAGCGTGTAACCGCGCTCAAGAAAAACGCGGCAGAAGAGGTGGCGCGTATTGAGCGGGATCTCAGCATCTCCATCAACAACACTGAGATCGAGCACATCAAGAACGCGATGGAGATGGAGCTGGACTCCATCGAACAAGTGGCAGCCGCCCGCAAGAAAGCCGGTGATGCCTGGTGGGCCCAGCAGGAGAAGCGCCTGCGCCAGAAGCCCGATGTCATGGGCCCTGCGTTCGACAAAGGGCAGCGGGAAAAGGCCAAGGAGCGTGACAAGGCTCGCGGAGACAAGCTCGAATCAATCGCCCTGGGCGTGGGCTTCCCGCTCATGTTCGGTGCGGGACCCGGTTCGATCGCCGGCAGCTTTGCTGGCAGCTTCGTTGGTTCGGGCTTCGGCGGCCAGATCCTCGGCGGTGCGATCGGCACGATGTTCGATCAGCTGGGGACCGCGGCACGCGAGGCGGGCAACGCCCTGCGCGACCCCATCGCCAACTTCGAGGCCCTCAAGACTGCGGGCATCTTTGCCAGCAGCGCTCAGGAGCACCTGATCGAACGCCTCATCGAACTCGGCCGCGTCACGGAAGCCACCGAGCGGATCCAGGCGCAGGTCATCCAGAAGATCGGCGTCAACGGCGCCCGCGATCTGCAGCGGCTCGATCAGGCCAGCGACAAGTTGGCGAAAGCATGGGCCGAACTCAACCTGCAGATGCAGGCGGCGGTCGCAGGACCCCTGGCAACGCTGCTCGAGTGGATCACGGCCGTGGTTGGGCTGGTTGGTGAGCGAAACGCAGGCATCAAAAACACAGAATCCATCGCCCAAGGTCTCAGCCCCAAGGACAGAGAGCAGTTCCTCAAAGAGCTGCAGAAGAACGCGGAAGGGATTGATGCCTTCTCTTCTGACCTACAGGCGCGAAGGGCGAAGCAGCAGGAGATCCAACAGCGCTACGCCGCCAAGAGCAACCAGCCTGCCCTCAAAACCGAGATCTCCCCCGCTGAGCTGCAGAAAGCCGCGGAGACTCGGCTGGCTGCTGCAGAACGGGCGGCTGCGCTGGATCGCCAGGGCATCCAATTGGCGCGGCAACAGCAGGACGCCCGCCTGCAGATAGAGGATCAGATCTTCGGGCTGCGCCGCCGTGCCGAGGATCTGCAGCGGGCCGGTACCGACCTGCGCCGCTCGGTGGAGGACGAAATCTTCCGCAAGCGGCAGGAGCTTGCGCGAATCGAGAGCGACAACGCCCGCGAGCAGCAGCGACTGGCGATCGAGCGCCTGGACATGCAGCTCCAGGGACTACAGGTCAGCGGCAACGTCCCTGGGCAAGACATTGCGAACGGCCTAGTCAACGCGGTCCGCCAGTACGTCAAAACCCGCGCCGAGGCCGAAGCCGACTTCCAGCAGAAAGAGCGGAACTTCAAGATCGAAATGGTGGAGCTGGAGAAAGCCAGCGACCGTTTCGCTTTCGAGGTGTCCCGCAAGGTTGCCGATCTCCAACGCCAGTCGGCCGATTACAACCGCGACGTTCAACGAGCCATCCTCAACGCCGAGCGCACGATCTACGACCTGCAGATCGCAGCCGCTGACTACCGGGTGGCCAAGGCGAAAGAAGCCATCGCCCTGGAGGACCAGGCCGCGTCTCGCCTGCAGCAGACTCAACAGCTCACCGGCACCTTGTCCCCCTCCGCACTGGGCGGCAAGGTTGTCCAGCACCTACACGGTGATCCGGGGCGTCCCGGATATGACTACAAGGGCCACGGAACCCAATCCAACGCCCACGATCACTACGCCTTTGACAGCGAAGCAACGACTAGGAAAGTCATGGCTGAGCTGCAGAAGCTCGGCTATGTGATCACCGAGTTCGGCGTCAAATCCGGCCACAGCAACGGGAGCCTTCATTACTCGAACCGTGCATTCGACGTGCCCTGGAGCCAGTTCGGCTCAGGTCCCATCGGTCAGCGGGACTTCGCACGGTCACGCAAGCTGCAGGCTGACGTTCAGAAGATCCTCGGCCAGTCCACAGCCGCGGTGTCCCCAATCTTCCAGCGCCCCTCCGTCGCAGCAGCACCCGCCGCCGCTGTCCCCAGCGCAACGCCGCGCCCGGTGGACACCTCTGGAGCGTTGGCAGGGCTCAGCGGCCTCCGGGCACCTTCCGTTGGTGGCGTCGGCGACCTGATGGCTGCAAACGCTCAGCTGGACACCAGCATCGCCAAGGCCAAACAGCTCGGCCTGGAGCTGGCCAAGGCTTACGCGCAGATGACGAAAGACGGTGCTGCTCAGGCCCTGGAGCAGCAGGTCAAATCCGCTATCGATCAGCTGAACGCTCCGATGGATCAGCTGCTGAAATCGCAGCAGGACCAGCTGGCCTATCAGCGGGAGTACGCCGGGTTGATCAAGGACGGCGTAACGCCTTCTCTGGCCGAGCAACTGGCCAAGATCCGCGAGCAAACCCGTCTGCAGCTCGAGCAGCTCGACACGTCTGTTGCTGCTCTGGAGGCCACAAAGCTCAAACTCGATCTTGAGGGCAAGTGGACAGAGAAGCTGCAGGAGCAGCTCGACCTGCTCAAGGCTCAGCGGGGGATCATCGAAAGCAAGGGCCAGAAGGGCGAAGCCGTAGCAAGAGGAGACGAGAAAGGTAAGCAGCTCCGCGACTACATGACTCGCCTGCAGGGAGATCTCAATAACACTGAAGCCATGATCGTCAGCCTGGCGGGCACGGTTGAGGGTGAGATCGGTGGAGCCATGAGCAATGCCATCAGTGGTGTGATCAACGGCACCCAGACGGCACAGCAGGCGTTCAGCCAGATGTTCCAGAACATCGGCGCTGCCTTCATTCAGATGGCCACGCAAATGATTGCCAAGGCGCTGATCATGAAAGCGCTGGGCATCTTGGCCGGTGGTTCCGGTGGTGGGATTGGCAGTGTCTTCGGCTCTGGAGGGGCACCGATCTTCGGTGGTGGCGGGGGCAACACCGCCGGCCTGGCGTTCAGTGGGGTAAGCCTGTTCGCCGAGGGCGGCTTCGTGACCGGCCCAACCCCAGCCGTTGTAGGTGAGGGGGGAGAGGCGGAGTACGTCATCCCCGCCAGCAAGATGGGCGCGGCGATGCAGCGATACAACGCCGGCAGCCGTGGAAGCGGCGTGATTCCGGGCAGCGGCGAATCCGGCGGTGCAGATGAGACAGGCCGCACCAGCTCGATCGATGTGAGCTACCGGGTCACCGAGGTCAACAGCGTCCGCTATGTGGATGAGGCGACCTTCCAGGCAGGGATGCGCCAGGCCGCTGAGCAGGGCGCAGCCGCAGGGCACCGCCGGGTGTTCGGTGACCTGCGCAATTCGAGGTCACAGCGCCAGAGAGTGGGGATGCGCTGATGGCTGTCGTAGCACTCACCGTCTTTCTCAGGATCACCGACGCCAATGGCGTAAACCAGGGTCGCTATCAGAACGGCAAGGTCGGCCAGGTCATTCGCCTGGAAGATCAGGACTTCCCCTTCCTGTCGTTCCTCTATGCCGGCGCCACGAAAAACCGCACCGGCGACAACCTGGAGGCCAGCCTGGTGTTGGCCAGCAACAAGCTGGCCATGAACATCACCACGCAGGCCGTCGAGCGCAAGTGGAACGTCGAGGTGATCAGCTGCTCCATGAACCCTGAGACTTGGGAAGTGGGACGGGTGCTGAGCCGGGAGTATTGGGTCGCAGCAGCCCAGTCCTACGACCCGGTGCAGGTGGATGTGTTGCTGAGTAGCGGCATTGATGCGGTGGGTGCGTCCGCCCCTACCAGGGGTCTAACCAGCAAACTGGTGGGCAGCCTTCCCAGCTCTGGGCAGATACAGAATCTGTGATGGAGCCCCACCAGTTGATTGGGATGCCGTTTCGCTACGGCGCCGATCCAGTCCTGCACCGAGCCACAGATTGCATTGGGCTTGCGCGAACTGTTCTGGCCCACGAGGGCATCTGGTTCCCTGTTGGCAAACGAAGCTGGTATGCGCGATTGGCCAAGGGTGATTGGAACGTGTTCCCCGAGCAATTGGAGCTATGGGGCCGCAAGGTAGAGACGCCTAGAGTGGGTTCTGTGGGGTTGTGTGAGGCACCCGCCAATGGTCTGGGCCTTGCAGTTTGGTGGTCGCAGGGATGGCTGAACTACGGGACGGATGCGACGGTGCGCTGGTCCCCCAGAGAGGGGCTGGTAGTCATCGCTGTTTACTGCCGTTCGAGGTAGAACTTTGCGAGGCCCTCGGCATTACCGCTGAGGAGTATTTCTACTTCCAGCAGCTCAGTGATGCCTACAACGGCAAGCGAGCAGAGGAGTACGACCTGGCCGGGGTGCCCGACGCACAGGCTGGTTTCCTGATCCCGATTGTGATCAGCCTGGCGGTTGGCATTGCAGTGTCAGCCATCGGCGCATTGCTGGCGCCCAAGCCGTCCAGCGAGAAGCAGAAGACTCCGCCACAGCTCCGCACTGCAGACCAGACCAGTGCCAAGCGCTACCTGCAGAGCGAGGGATTCAGCGGTGTTCAGGATGTAGCCGTCCTGGGAGAGACCATCCCGGTGGTGTTCGCCAAGCGGGTTGGCGACCTGGGCGGTGTACGGGTCAACGCCATGCTCCTGTGGTCGCAACTGCTCAGCCGCGGCACTGGTCAGCAACTCAAGGCGGCCATGCTGCTGTCCCTGGGCCGGCTCGCCCAGCGGCCTGACTTCGTTGGCTATGCCATCGGCGACCAGACCCTGAAGAACTACACCGAGTCGAAGATCGGCCTCTACTACCGGCCCGATGGTGGGCGCCTGGCGGAGTCCGACCGCTACTCCTCGGGGGCGATCGAAGCTGACCCCTCACCCAATGACATCCTGGCGGTGTTCGCCAATGCCAGTGGTGGCTGGCAGCCGTGGTTCAGCGCGACACGCACCCCATCCACGCAAACGCAGTTTGGGCTGTACCGGCCCATGCCGAACGCCAGCATCTTCCGGGTGCCCTATGAGTTGGTGCTGACGGGGAAGGACGCTGAGCAGCGGCAGAGGAACGCGGATAACGACAAGCGAGCCAAGATCCGTACCAACTTCCCCACCTTCGCTGCGGTGTACCAAAGCGACTCGGGTGGGGGGTGGTTGCAACCGGGTCAGAAGTGTCGTTACGTCATTGCCGAGAGCCAGGAGGATCCCGGCAGGTTTGCGCCATGGGGCCTCGATGATGTGAACGCCTCCACCGAGGATGAGCGGGCCGCTGCAGATGAGCAGCTGCAGGTGGGCGATTCGTATATGGTCGGTGGCGCCCTGGCCGTCCTGGAATCACAGGAGTTCACCGAGCCGTGGTTGATTGGCCGGCGCAAGCACTTCACGTTCCGCTGCCTTGAGACTGGTCCGGTGGTGGTGGCGAATGCCTGGTCGCCTGACAATCAGCCTTACGGCTTCGTGGTGCAAAGGGTTGCGCTGGCCACGATTGCCAACTCCCGCGATTGCGACCTGACTGAACTCGGCATCAAGTCAACTGTCTGGAGGCAAATCAATGGCTTCCCGAATGTTAATAGCGAACCAGACGACAATACGATTAACGCCTACCAGAACGACAACGGCAGCATCACACTTGGCAGCCTGAGCCGCTACAACCGGCGAATGAGTTTCTTCCGCCTGGAATGGCGGAAGCTTGGCGAGACCGGCGAATGGCGTGACCTGAGTGGCGGGATCCTTTTCTATGTAGACGGGAGAACACCCACCGCTCAGTACAACTTCATTCGCATCGAGCATCCACGGGGGCAGTATGAGTTCCGCCTGAAGCCCTACCCAGGGGCGTGGGTTTACGCAGGCTGGCAGGGCCGGGATGTCTTTGAGCTGTGCCCAGGGAGCACCAGTCAGTATTGGCAGGATGGCCTGTCAGTGTCGTTCTCAGGGCGTCGGGTGAACCTCGGCAGCGTCCCGCTGTCCAACCCTGACTGGTATCGCAAGGGTGAAGCCGGCACCTGGACGACACGAACAGTGTGGCGCTGGCGGAAGGTTGGGGAGCTGTACTACGCAGGCTGGAGCGCCTTCGGATTCGGTTACCGAGCGTATATGACCTATAGCTACGACTATGCCGGTCTCGTTTTCAATTATGTGGATGGCAAGCCAGTGAACCTGGGAGAAGTCTTTTCTGTGTATCCCGGCGGCTGGTTTGGCCCTGTCACCCAATACAGATACGAGCGTGGAAGGTATATGGGTAACGCCCCC